GATGGCTGCCTGTCGAGCCATTTCGTCGTGAACAAGAAAATGGCCGACGAGCTTGTCCGCCTGCTCGGTGACGGCATCTGACGGACGATTGCCCGCGCGCAAAAGCCGTGATAGACCACGCGCACAGCGAATAGAGGCCGCAGCCCATGTCCATCACGGTCACGAATGACGTGTTCATCCTCAAAGACCTGACAAGCAGGCAGCGCGAGACTTTCACAAACGACGACGACACGCCTTTCTCGCTCGCCGGCAAGAAAATCAACATCCGGCTTGTGAACACGGATTCGGCGGGCGCCGAATCTGTCGTCACGCTTGGCATCGGGACCGGGATCACAGTCGAGAACGCGGCTGGCGGCATTCTCAGCTGGGCGGTCACAGCGCCGCAGGTCGCCACGCTCGTCGGCGATGATTATGTCGAAGTCAATCTGTCGATCCAGGAAGCTGACGACACTGTGGTTCTTGTCAACTCATACAACGCCCGGAAGACTTACTGACAATGCCGGTGAACGTGATCCGATCTGTTGGTTCAATCGTCAGCCTGACGCGCTCCATAAGCTCGTCCGGCCTGACGAAGACTGTTCGGATCGCCACCGCGCCGCGTCTGTCGGCAGCTCCGATTGTCATCGTGCGCAATCAGGTTCTGCCCAATTCCGGCGCTTTGCCTATGTGGGGTGGGATTGGCGGGTCGATCAGCAACCAGGTTGATCTGCAAGCGGCACTTGATGCAAAGGCAGGCGCGGCCCACGCCCACGTCATAGCGGACGTGACGGGCTTGCAGACGGCGCTCGACAATTCCGCGTCTGCCGGAGCGATTGCGGCGGCTGTTGCCGCGCACGAAGCGTTGCCCGATCCGCACCCCCAATATCTGACGCTTGCTGAGGCAGGAACGCTGCGCTACGAACACGCGCAGGCCGCGCCGCTGGCGGTATGGACGATCAACCATAATTTTGGCTACCGCCCGGACATCACGGTGTTCTCTGCTGGCGGAATGGAGGTAGCCGCAGAGATACTGCACACGAGTTCAAGCCAAGCAACCGCAACATTTGACATTCCGTTTTCCGGCATGGCAATTTGTGAATAGAGGATAGATAAATGGCGATCCCACAAGTAAGAATTATTGATGCTGGCGGGCGCAAGCCCTACACAAACGCGGGGCAGGCAACGGCAGCGGGCGAGCTTGTCGAGTTTGCGCAGTGGCAAGCGCAGCAGGAAGGCACTTCATGGAAGGACAATGTGAGGGCTGCGTCCACCGCAAACCTTACCATAGCCGCGCCTGGCGCGACGATTGACGCTGTTGCCATGGCGGTCAACGACAGGTTCCTTGCCAAGAACCAGACAGCGCAGGCGGAAAATGGAATTTATATCTGGAACGGCGCTGCGACTCCCGCAACACGCGCTGCCGACGCCTCGACCTTTGACGAACTGGAAGGCGCTATCGTCATTGTTGACGAAGGCACGACCAATGTTGGAACGTCGTGGCGGCAGACGCAGGTTAACGGCGTCATAGGAACAAACAACGTCTTGTGGACAACAGCGTTCACAGGTGCGGTGGCGGCGTCTGAAACTGTGTCGGGAATCGCGGAACTGGCAACACAGGCGGAAACTGATGCAGGCGCGGACGATCTGCGCATTGTGACGCCGCTGAAACTTGCCACCTATTCCGGGCGGGCAAAAAGGTTCTCGCAGACCATCGGCGATGCTGCGGCCACGTCTATTGTTGTAACCCACAATTTGAACACTCAGGACGTCGTTATCTCATGCAGAGAAATGAGCGGTTCACTGCGCGATGTCATATTTGAATCACAGCGCACATCGGTCAACACAGTGACGCTGCTGTTTGATGTGGCCCCAGCGTTAAATGCGCTTCGGGCAACGGTAGTTGGCTAATGATCCCCGCCCTCAGAGAAATCTTCACTCGGCAGATCAGGTTCGGCTCTGAAACGGGGCCTTTTGACGTGTCGGGAACCGGAACGCCGGAAGGTGTTGTGACCGCCCCGGTAGGCTCTATATTCCGGCGAACTGACGGGGGAGCCAACACAACAGTCTATCGCAAGGAATCAGGCGCAGGAAACACCGGATGGGTTGCGGTGTCCAACGCAGGCGGCGGTGGCGGAAGCGTAAACGCGGGCGTGGCAGCGCTGGACTTTGGCAGTGACGGCGAGGACGCGACGGTAGTTGTGACCGGGCAGGCGACAATTGCTGCGGGTGCGAAGATACTTGTCAGCGTCAGCGCCGAGGCAACAGCCGAGAACACAATAGACGAAATATTTGTTGATCCCCCCATAGTGCTGGCGGGAAACGTAACGCCCGGAACCGGGTTTAGTATTTATGGGCGGGCGCTTGAAGGCTCGTTGCATGGAAATATCAACGTCAATTGGAGCTGGTCACCATGAGCGTGAAAATTATTAATGGCGCAGGCGCGGGCGAACTTGGCGTTGAAACCACGTCCAAGGCGGCGCGCAATATTCTCTACAATGCCGCCGGCCAGCCGATCACCCGCAAGCATAATCAGGCGCGCGATGAGGCCAATGACGAAGCTTTCATCATGGGCGGCTATAATGACGGCAATTACCGGCATTTACGCACCGATAGGACGGGCGGGCAGGCCGTGGCGCTCAACACATCGCTGTTGACGGAAAGTTTTGAAGGCACGGTTTTTCCTGCCGCGCGCTGGGCCGCGATTGCCATAACCATGACCGCTACGCAGACCGCTGCGGCTGGCCTTTTACTCAATTCCGGCACTATAACCACAATCAATACCGGGTATCTGATCAAGAGCCTGCGTCCTTTTGTCAAGATGCAGCGCGCGCCTTTGCATTTCAAGGCCCGCGCCCGCATTGCCCATGTCGCGAACTCTGTCGCCGAGCTCGGCTTTGGCGATGCAACCGGCGCGAACACAGCCAATGCGAACGGCGCCTATTGGCAATACACATCCGGCGGAGCGGTGCAGCCTGTGCTGACCTACAATGGGGTGGACATAACCGGAGCGGCGGTGACCGGGCTGAATGCATCCAACTTTTACACATGGGATGTCATAATTGATGATGATGAGGCGGTGTTCATGGTGCAGGACACCAGCACTGGACTCATCCTCGCCGAACGCTCCATCAAAATGCCGGCCACACAGGCTCGTCTGTTTGCGGTGACTCGCCTGTCTGCCATTGCCCGGCTGTATAATACGGCCTCTGCCCCCGCTTCCGCGCCGCAGATGGTCGTCTCGACGGTCGATGTCGTCATGCTCGACGTGATGGCCAACAAGCCATGGAAGGAACAGATGGCCGAATCCGGATATGGCGCGCCATATCAGCCCGTTACCCAGGTTCAGGCGGCGCAATGGGTCAATTCAGCCTTCCCCGCTTCTGCCACCTTGTCCAATACGGCCGCAGGCTACACAACGCTGGGCGGACTGTTCCAGTTTGCCGCTGTTGCGGGCGCGGCAACGGACTACGTCCTGTTCGGATTTCAGGTTCCCTCACCCTATGCCTTTGTGCTGGACTGGATCGACATTGAAACATGGAACACCGGCGCGGCAGCTGCAACAACGCCGACACTGCTGGTCTGGGGCCTTGGCCTTGACCAGAGCGCGGTTTCGCTGGCGACGGGCGGCATCGCGCGGGTCGGCCTGGGCGCCCAGTCCTTCCCCATCGGTGCGGCGATCGGCGCCAAGGCTGAGCGCATCAGCCAGAGCTTTGACACGCCGCTCATCACCAATCCGGGCCGGTTTCTGACCATCATCCTGCGTATGCCGGTCGGAACGGCGACGGCCTCGGAAGTGTTTCAGGGAATGGTCAATTTGCGCGGGCGGTTCGAATAGCCGGTCATGGTCAAAAAACCCGATCCGACACTCACCGCGCTGCGGGAGCAAGTCTCCGTCATTGAGCGGCGGCGCATCTGTCTTGAGGCACGGGACAATCTGCTCACCTACACGAAGTTCACCATGCCGGACCCGGAAGCGCCGAACGATCTGTCGCGCAGCCGCTACAAGGCGGCGAAGTTCCATGAGCTTGTCGCGCACCATCTTGAGCAAGTCGTCAGCGGAGAAGTGCCGCAGCTGATCTTCTGTATGCCGCCGCGCCACGGCAAAACCGAACTGGCGACGAAGCGGCTCGCTGCGCTCTACAGCGGCAAGTTCCCGCATCACAACATTGCTGTCGGTTCGTATTCCGACACGATGGCGCAGGACATGGGCGCCGACACCCGCGCCATACTCGCCACGGCGCAGCACAAGCAGGTCTTTCCGACTTACCGGCTGCGCCGTGGCGGGAACGCCAAGGACAACATTCAGACGGAGGAAGGCGGGCGGCTTGTGTTTGTAGGCCGTGGCGGCGCGCTCACCGGACGCGGCGCGCATCTGCTGTTGATCGACGATCTTTTCAAGGACCATGAGGAAGCCCGCAGCCAGGCGATACGCGATCAGGCGTGGAACTGGTTCACGAAAGTCGCCATGACCCGCCGCATGGGCCATAAACTCGTCATTATCACCATGACGCGCTGGCATTCGGATGACATTATCGGGCGGCTCACAGATCCAGAAAACCCCTGCTACAACGCCATTGAAGCGAAGAAGTGGAAAATCATACGCTTGCCGGCCATCGCCGAAGATGACGATCCGCTTGGCCGCGAAGTCGGAACGCCTCTGTGGGCTGACGGTCCTGACCGCTTCGATCTTGATTTTCTTGAAAGTCAGCAGCGGCTCGACCCGCTTGGCTTCGCGGCGCTATATCAGCAATCGCCGACCGTCGCGGACGGCACGCTGTTCCGCCGTGAGAACATCATCCGGTATGACCCAAAAGACCTGCCGGAAGATTTGCGCTTCTACTGCGCGTCCGATCACGCGGTCGGCGAGAAGCAGCGCAACGATCCGTCCTGTTTCGGCAAAGCTGGCGTGGACCGGCAAGACAATCTCTGGTTCACCGATCTGTTCTGGAAGCGCATTCCGACCGATCAGGCCGTCGAAGCCATGCTGACGATGGGCGCGCAAGGCGCGAACAGGCCCTTGTTGTGGTGGGCCGAGCGCGGTCACATCTCAAAGTCAATCGGGCCTTTTCTGAAAAAACGGATGTTGGAGACGCAGCGCTATATGAACGTTGTGGAAGTGACGCCGGTCGGCGACAAGGTGTCGCGCGTGCAGTCATTCGCGGCCAGATTCGCGCTCGGCAAGGTCTATTTGCCCAAAGGCATGATCTGGGATAAAGCTGTCGAAGAATTGCTGGCGTTTCCCAATGGTCTGCATGACGATTTTGTTGACATGTGTTCGCTGTTCGGGCTTGGCTTGCGCAATCAGTTCGGGCCGCGCACCGCGCCAAAGCAGGTCGAGCAGCCAAAGTTCGGCACGCTGGCATGGGTTAAAGAGAATGACGCCTGGCAGGAGCAGCTGCGGGCCGAAGCTCAATTTGGAGGGTTTTGATGGAAACGGCTGAAAATGCAATGGCCGCGCCGGTCGAAAAGCCCGACGACATTGAGCAGCCGGAAAAGGTCAAGGCGCTGGTCAAGCAGATTCAAGCGCGCATCAAGCATGATCTGAAATTCCACAAAAACGCATTCGAGCGGATGCGCGAAGACATGCACCTTGCCAAACATGGCGCAGACAAAGACTATCCCGACGGCTCCTACAAGGCCAACATTGTCGGCCGCCACATTCAGCAGAAGACCGCCGGGCTATACGCCAAAAACCCGAAGGCGACGGCAAAACGCAGGGAGACGCTGGACTTCGCAGTCTGGGACGAAGACCCGCAGTCGCTGCAAATGGCGATGATGGCAATTCAGCAGGCGCAGCAATTGATGGCTGCTTCGCCGCCCGATCCGCTGACAGGCGAATCGCCGCTCGCCGAAGTGCCGGACGAATTGCAGGCAGTACTTGAGCAGGCAAATGCCGTGCTGGCCGACTGGCAGCAGGGAATGCAGCGGCGCAAGGACATCAACAAGATCGGCAAGACGCTGGAAATCCTGTTCGCGCAGGCGCTGCGCGAGCAAAAGCCTGTCGATTTCATGGTCGGCATCTAGCAGGTCGTGCGCCGCGCCTGCACCACGGGCGTCGGCTATGTCGAGCTTGGCTTTCAGCGCGAGATGGGTCCGCGTCCTGCGATAGCGGAGAAGCTGGCGGATTTCCGCGCACGTCTCGACCACATTGCCCGCTTGCAGAAGGAAGCCTCGGAAGGCGACATAGAGACGAATGACGCCGAAATGGCCGAGCTTGAAGCGTCTGTCATGTCGCTTTCGCAAGAGCCGGAAATCGTGCTGCGGGAAGGGCTGATTTTCGATTATCCACAGGCCACGCGGGTTATCCCTGATTGTATGACGCAGAACATTGTCGGCTTCATCGGCGCCCGTCACGTCACCATCGAGTATGTCTACACAATCGACCAGGTGAGCGAAATGTTCTCTGTCGATCTGTCAGACAAAAAGTATATCGGATATTCGGTCAACGGCAAGAATGACGACG